CTATTGGGCTACAGGATGTTGCGATGGTACTCCAGACAATACTCAGGTAACTGGAACAAGCACAGCGAACCTGTTTACTGCACAAGATAATATGCAGGCTGCATGTAATTGCTGCCCTGGAATCATATTTAATGAGCAGACTGGATCTTATACAGGAACACCTAACATTCCTACATTAAATTGTGCACCACCACCAGTGACACCTCCAGTGACACCACCAGTTACTCCGCCAGTCACACCTCCAGTCACACCGCCAGTTACACCTCCACCTCCTGTAACTCCACCTGTGACTCCACCACCTCCTGTAACTCCGCCAGTTACTCCGCCAGTTACTCCACCTGTAACTCCGCCAGTTACTCCGCCAGTTACTCCACCAGTCACACCTCCTGTTACTCCGCCTGTAACGCCACCAGTTACACCGCCTGTGACACCGCCTGTGACACCGCCTGTGACTCCTCCAGTTACACCTCCTGTAACTCCTCCAGTAACTCCGCCTGTTACACCTCCATCAGGTGATTGTGGATTTGCTTGTACTGGAGTTCCTGGTGAGTGTTGCTGCTCTTCAGCATGTCCATTCTAATCAATACACCTGAGCATGTGTTAAAACTGCTCACTAATAATAAAGGAGCAAAATGTACGCTTGTGTAGTAAAGAATAGTGATGAAACCTGGGATATATTTGATTTTGCAGGTTATGGAACTCACAAAGAGAAACAAGATAGACTTGTGGCTGCAGTAGAAAGCGGTCTTCCAATTACTGGAATGAAATTAACTCCATATCAGTGGTCAGCAACTCCTGGTGCAACTTGGGATGGAGAAGGATTTAGCGGAGGACCAAAAACTATTATTCCTGATACTATTGACTGGAAAAATATAGAAACTTATGGCTTCTTATGTGACAATGTAATTGTTTACGGAATGATTGCACAAAAAGATATTGCTTCTGGTAGAATAGAACTATTAGATGCTATTTTTGCTGGAGACAGTGAAGTTAGTATAGTAAAAATTCCAGATGGTCAAGGGGCCAAAATTGGAGATATTTGGGACGGCGAGAAGGTCATCTCAGTTTAATAAATATTAAAGGGGCAGTATGTCTAAATGGGAAGAATGGAAAAAAGCACAGGGTACAACAAGACCTTGGCATATGTTAGATGCTAAGAAATATGTTAAAGATGACAAAATAGCAGAGGATAGATTAAATATCTGCAAATCCTGTCCTTTCTTAATTCAAGCCACAACTCAATGTAGTAAATGTGGTTGCTTTATGCATCTAAAGACTAAATTAGAAGCAGCAGCCTGTCCAGAAGGTAAATGGTAATGAATCATTTAGCACCAGGTATAGCCACATTTGATAACATATTTCCAGAATCAATGGACTATGTTAATGAAATTATTTGTCAAAATATAGAATGGCGTCCAGCAGAAGTTGGTGTAGACAAAGGCTCTGCTGTTAAAACTACTGCCAGAGATACTGACATAATTATTTTACAAGATGGTCCTGGTATTTTGGGAGATTTCATAAGATCTTTTCGTGAACATATCCAGCCTTGCCTAAATGAATATAAATATTATTATGGGGCAAATGTTGAAAATTATGAAAATGCACAATTGTTGCGGTATGGAGTAGGTCAAAAATTCATAAATCACATAGATGACTCTCCAAGACTAACAAGAAGAATATCTTTGACATATTATTTAAATGATGAATATGAAGGTGGAGATGTAGAGTTTGATAAGTTTGGTCTTAGATTTAAGGCTAAGAAGAATCAACTACTTCTATTCCCTTCAAATTTTGTCTATAACCACCAAGTTTATCCAGTTACTTCTGGTCTAAGGTATGTGATTGTTCAGTGGATGGCATAGAATTTGAAGATTTAGTCATTAAAAATTGGGAATCTTTGCCAGGATCAGAACCAATTAAATATGATGGACAAGTATATTTATTTCCGCTATTCCTGCCTTATGGCCATACATTAATGGATGTATATGCACAATATAAGATTTTAAAGTTAAAATACCCAGACCTAAAGCCAGTCTTTTTTGAAGACTCAAGCAGAGGATTTTTGGCGGTACATAATAATATCTCAAAAGACATAATGACTATACTCAATGCCACAGAGATAATAGATATATCTAAATGTAATTATATTTTTGAAGAAATAATAGCATTTTTTGATGTTTCAGATACTTTGCCAATTCGTAGATATGTCCCTTTCTGTGATTGCTATATGGGTACAGAAAAATGTGGGACCAGCGAATGGTTCAAATACAACTACTTGGCTATAGATATTATCAGAAAAGACTTAGAGCCATACATTATTCCAAGGAAGTTTAGAAATATATTTATCTCAAGGGAAAGATATAATCAAAGATACCTTGAAAAAATAGACGAATTAAGGTCACAACAAAGATATTATAAGGATGAAAAAGAATTAGAAGATTTCTTTAGGTCTGAAGGATATGAAATTGTTTACGCTGAAGACTATGGACTAATAGATCAAATCAAGTTATTTAGCGAAGCAAAAACAATAGCAAGCGTTTCTGGAGCGGGATTATTTAATCTACTCTGGAGCAATCAAAATACAAAGATAATAGAAATAATGACTAATCCTTTGTATAGATACCACTTTAAAGAATTTGGAGAGCATGTTGGAGTAAATTACATTCAAGTAGACTCCAGACATGATACTTTCCAAACTATGATAGCCAAATTGAAGGGGCAGATATGACAAACTCACCAATTGATATAGCCTTGATTGAACAAGCCAGGGCCGAAAATAGAATACATATATTCAATAACCCATTTCCCAATCTTCCATCATGGGACACAATTCTTGACCTAATAGCCAAGTATGTAGAACACGATACGGAGAAGTTCCCAGATAAGTCATATTTAGATAGAGATAACTTGGATAGCGAATATCTAAGTTTCCAACTAAAATGTAGATTCTGGTCCAGACTGGCATTTCAATTAAATGATCCAGAAGATCCGTTTATGGAAGCAATTCCAGAATTAAAGCCAGTAACAGAATTTGGAAAATCTCTATATGGAGACGAGTACACAAATAACTTTGGCCTTGTGACATTTATGAAAAATAGAGGCATTGTTGGAAAGAATCACCATGACCTCGTTGATCAATTTCAATGGGTAGTCAAAGGCGAGATGATATGGAGAACTGGTAATAATCTTGAAAATGAATACCATGTCAAAGAAGGCGATTTCCTATTTATTCCAAAATACTTAGTACATGAAATTGAAACATTTAAGGCTCCTCGTGCTTGCATCAATTTAGCAATCAGGAACTAATATGTTTAATGCAATAACTAAAGATAACTTTATAAGCAAAGAAGATTGCGAATATCTTATAAATACCGCCAACTGCTCAGATCTCTGGGAAAGTGGCGGTACTTCCTTTTGGGACAATCGTGTAATTAATTTTTATAGAATGTCTCAATACGATTCTAAAGCGGCAGAAATATTATTAGATGCCAATATTAGATGCGGTAATGTAATTAAAAATAACTATCATGTACCTGAGATTTATTCAGATACCTTGCAAATTGTCAGATGGTTCCCAGAAATGGAACAACCACCACATGCAGACGATATGACAAATACAGATATCCTGGGATATGAGCACAGGGCATTTGGATCAATAATATATCTAAATGATGACTACGAAGGCGGTAATACCTATTACCCAAATTACGACATAAGAATTACTCCTAAGTCTGGGACACTGGCTATACATCCAGGAGATCCTGAACACCTTCATGGAGTAACAAAGATAGAAGGCGGTATGAGATATACAATCGCCTCTTTCTGGACACCTTTCAAAAATAAAGGCCATGAATGGCAATGAGGAGAAATAAATGAGCATAGAGCAGTTATTGGGCGCTATAGTTTCTGCAATCACAATAGTAGTAGCATTTGCTGGATCAGTTAGATGGTTGGTAAAGCACTATCTAAGCGAACTTGTCCCAAATTCGGGAAAAAGTCTTAAGGACCAAGTTACAAGGCTTGAGTCAAGAGTAGATGAAATATTTGTTCTTCTACTTGAATCTAACAAGCCAAAAAAAAGAACAATTAAAATGAAGGCTGATGAATGAAAAAATCACAAAATGGATGGCCTGCATCACCACATCAAGCATTGATAGGGATAAAGGTCTTTACTGTTCCAAACACTGATAGGAAAATGAGACTACAGAAACATGCTGGAAAGATCTTGGTAGCCTTTGCAGGTGAATTTCACGCTCAGGTAGAACCAATTGATGAGGGTGTGTTTGATGATTGGGCATACGCCTATAGGGATGTTAGAGGTAGTGATTCTGATTTGAGTAATCACGCATCAGGAACAGCCATAGATTTAAATGCAACTAAGCATCCATTAGGCAAAAGCGGTACATTTACAAAGAAGCAAGAAAAGATTATTAGAGAACTCACAGAAAAGTATGGACTCAGATGGGGCGGCGATTATAAAAATCGTCCTGATGAAATGCACTGGGAGATAATAGAAACACCAAAACAAGTAAAACAAAGAATAAAAGATATGAACCTCTGAAAGGAGAATCATGGCTAAAGCAAAAATAGAAATATCAAATAAAGACAAATTAATTGCAGGATTAAATTCCTATCTCAGGGCAGCAGTTGCCTCTGTAGTGGCTATGTATATGGCTGGAATGACTGATCCAAAGCAATTAGCAAATGCATTTATCGCTGGATTACTTGGACCTGTACTAAAGGCTGTAGATCCAAAAGCCACAGAATTTGGCATAAAAGTAAAATAACTGGTAAAATTAATACAGTAGGAACACTGCACCTCTCACTAATAGATATTGGCAGATAATCCTATAAAGGCCCTGGAAGCGATTCTGGGGCCTCCTACTCATCAGGGATCACTGAGTCACTGAAAGTGTCTAAAAACCACCAAAGAATCGGTTTTAGAGGCATCCTACAGGAACTCACAGGGGCACCAAAATGGGGCTTAAAAAGGAGTAATCTAATTATAAGCAAAAATACAACAATTGGGGCTTTAGTTGTAGTAATAAGTATATTAATATTACAGTTAATGACTCCACAACCAGCAATTCCAGTAATATATGAACCAAGACCTCCAATGATGCAGGTCAATGCAAAGGCGGTAGCCAAGGAATTGCTCAATAAAGAACAATACAAGTGCCTTACACAACTGATTGGAAAAGAATCAGCGTGGCGGCCAGAAGCCAAAAATCCAAGATCATCAGCATCAGGAATTGGACAATTATTGGACAAGACCTATAAAAATCTTGGCATGAATAAATCTGATGCAGGAGTAGCACAATTGGTGGCTACGCTATCATATATACATAGAAGGCACTATACACCATGTGGTGCTTGGAAGCATTTTCAACACAAAGGATGGTACTAATGGAAGAATATAAAGGCTTTGAATC